TTATTATTAATTACCGTTATAGGAAAATATTGTTTAAAACTACCTATTATTTTAGATACATTTTCAGGTCTAGAGTGGTTTAAAACTACAAGTCTAAGCATAAATTGAAATATTACTCATTTTTTGGTGAGTATAAATAGCATACCGAACAGCATCACACGGATGAGATGCCCAATCATGAACAGGTTTTGGTTTTTCTGTGTTTGGATTCCATTTATAAGCACTCATAGCAGCAAAAGTATGCATGGCACCGCCTTCATCAAATAATAAACGATCTTGTTCTACTAGTACTTGAATAGAGTTTATACCATCATTTACAGATTTAATTGCGTTTTCGCAATAAATATCGTAATCATAAGCAAAGTCTGCTTTTACTTGTTGTGCAGCAGAATCAATATAAATATTATCAATTCCCCAATCATCTATTTTTTCTCTAATTGCTTCTGCTAAGTCAGAAGTTGTTGTTTCTTTAGAAATAAACTCATCCAAAACATAGTACTTATCTCCATCAGTGCCAATAACTACAAATACATTCTCATCTCTGTATCCTACGTCAAGACCTCCAATAACTTCAACAAATCGTTCTCCTATAAATTCACCGATGTGTCTAGCTTCGTCAAGTCCTTCGTAAACTTGGTCTTCTGTAGTTGTCCACTCACATTCGTATTCTTGAGCAAACATTGCGCGAGACATAGCTTTCCGGGCTTCATTAACATCATGTTCTGATAGCAACGGGTTAGCTTTCCAAGTAAAATGACCTGCTCCCCATTCAGGAAATTCAGGGTCTTCTCCGCGTAAAAAATACGTATACAAATAGTTACTTTTACCACGCGGCGTAGAAATCCATAAACAACGAGAATCTTGGAAAGTAGAAAGGGCAGGGCGTAAATCACGAATAAAATACTCATCATTAGGAATAACAGCTGCTTCATCTACGATTAGTAGATTAGCGGCACGCCCAATAAGAGAATCACGATTATTAGCGCTTAGTAGTCTAAAAACAGAACCATTAATTAAACGAACAACTTTATCCTTCTGATTGAACTTTTCTACTTCAAGTTCAAGTTGTTTAATTAAATCTGTAACATAGTCCCAAATAATAGAAGAAAGAGAAAAGTTAGGAGCAACTACCATTACCTGCTGACCTGGTTCAAGTAGTTTAGCAAATGCTAAAATAGCGGCGGCATAAGATTTGCCGGTGCGTCGAGCAGCTATTTCTACAAAAAAACGATTTTCATCTAATCCTTGAACCATTGCCCACTGAGCCTCATTAAACTGAATTGGTTTAGGAAGACGCTCTAATAATTTTTGGATTTTTATTTTAAAAAATTTTTCAGACATTATTTGGGTAGCATCTGGATAACAGAGTAAATAAACGCAGTAATACCTGCAACAACACCCCCTAGCCAAAGAGTAGTTCTAAAAGCCGTGCTACCTTGTGTAGCCATAGTATTGAGACTATTTATTTTTTTATGGATATGATTTATTTCTTCATCTAAATGTTCTAGAACACTAATAATATGTGCATAGCGTTGCTCACACGAAGCTTCGTGTGTTGCGATTTTTGTTTTGTTATCTTGAGACCGTTCATGTAAAGTATCTAACTCTTTTTGAATCTGATCTAATTCTCGGTTCTCCACCAGATAGCTCCTTTATATTTTAATTATAAAATTCATTACAGAAGAAGGAACCGTTAAACCGTGTGTGTGGCCTGATGCAGTAACAGAAGTAACCGCCGATGCTTGAGAAGAATCTTTTGCAGAGGTAGCAAAAGTACCTGTAGGAGCAGAAATTGCTGCAGTACCTGATGCTGTAGTTAGGGCAGAAGACGCGGCAAAAGAACCAGTTTGTGCTCCGAGAGTAGCGTTATTAGTGCCTTTTCCTAAAATCACTCTATCTTGTGAATCTGGTAAATCAAAAGTAGTAGAGCCGTCTCCTACACCAAAAGCGGTTCCAACAACAGCAAAAAGAGCTGCATAAGTAGTTCTACTAACTGCAGAACCATCACATAATAAATATCCTGCAGGAGCTGAAGCACCAGTATAAGGCACTACTACACCGATAGGAACAGAAATAACCCTACCACCAGCTAACGACCCGTCGTGTAACCGGAGATCCTCTGTATCGGTATCAACAGATAGCTCACCAGCAGCACCAGTAAAGCTATTATTTTGAGACGTCGTGCCGCGACGTAATTGTAATTGAGTAGGCATTTAAATTTCTCCTTATGATAATGCACCCATGTCTACGGTGCCTAGTTTGTTCGCGCCTTGAGTTCTTAAGTCTAATTCAAGAAAACTGTTATTTACAGCAATACCAAAAGCATCAACGCTATCAGTTGCTGCTTCCGCGGTGCCGCAATCGGTATCAGAAGCTAATTCTGTGGCTGGATCTAAATCTGTAGCAATATCTATGAATGATAGTGTTCCTGCACCATCAGTTTGTATTACTTGTCCTTCTGTACCATCTGATGTTGGAAAAGCTAGCCCAGATGCTGTTAAAGCTCCTGTGTTAGCTGTACCCCTAACATCTAAACTAAATCCTGAAGTTGCTGTAGCATCTCCAATGATAACATTACCTGACCCTGAGGGCGCGGCAGACGTTCTAATTACTACATTAGCTGGAGTACCAAAAGAAACACCATCAGAGCTGGGAAGAGTATTGCCCGCAAGACCAAGACCTAAACTTACAATAGCGTTCCCAGTTACGACTGCATCATCAACTAAGGTAACTTTACCGTCAGAGGCCACTGTTATTGCGTCAGCTTTAGATGCGACTCCAATTGTCCCGCCATCTTTAATTAATATATCGTCTTTGAAAGTAACTATGCCCGCAGACGATACAGTCATTGCATCTGCTGCTGAAGCTACGCCTATAGTACCTCCATCTTTAATCTTGATATCGTCTACAAATGTTACAATACCATTGGAGTCGATTGTCATAGCCGTGGCAGCAGAAGCACTGCCTATCGTGCCATCATCTTTAATTTTAATATCGTCTACAAACGTTACAATACCACTTGAATCAATGGTCATGGCAGTGGCTGCTCCAGCACTACCTATCGTACCATCATTCTTAATCTTAATGTCATCTGCAAATGTTACTATACCGTCAGAGGCTACAGTAATAGCTGCAGGAGTTGTGGCACTACCAATTGTCCCGCCATCTTTAATTTTAATGTCGTCTTTAAATGTAACAATACCAGCGGATGAAATCTGCATAGCATCTGTTGCACTTGCAGAACCAATATCGCCATCATCAGGAACGATAAGTCCGCCTGTCGCAGTAATAGAGGTCGTCGCTAAAATATTGCCTACTACGTGAACGTTCGCAGTTGGGTTTATTGACGCACCAAACGCAATTCTATTTTCAGTAGCGTGAACATTTGCTACATTAGTAACATCTGCACCAAGACCACCAACAAATTTTCCAACGCGTGAAACCATTATAGTTACCTTTCAACAAGTATTTTAATAAGTATAACTTGACCTCAATAAAGTGTCAATTTATAAAATACTTATTTTTTTAAGTTCGGGAAATAATTTCAATATCTTCTCCAGCAACAAATGTAGCATCTCTAAACTGTACATTATGACTGCTATTTGCAAGAATGTATTCTTTTTTATTTTGATATACACCCCCAACATAAACATCTACTTCATTAATACTTGCAACAGTCACACCAATATTATATGAGTTTGTAGTTGTTGTAATATAGTGCGCGTTAGCAAAACTTGAGGGTATTACGGCTACATTATCCTGTACAACGTCAATATTAGCGTTTAAACGTGTATACGTTACAAAGTCGTTAGCAGCGCTATCAGGTAAAGCAGAGACATTATCCTGAACAACGTCAATATTAGCATTTAAACGTGTGTAAGTTACAAAATCGTTAGATAACGCTAAAAAGTAAGTAGCGCTAACATTAGCTTTAGTATCTAAATTAGTGTTAGCATACGTACCAAACGCATCAGACCTAGAAGTGATAGAAGCGACATTATCCTGAACAACGTCAATATTAGCGTTTAAACGGGTGTAAGTTACAAAATCGTTAGCAGCGCTATCAGGTAAAGCAGAGACATTGTCTTGTACTATATCTAAATTAGCATTAATTCTGGTTTCAGTACTAGAAATTGAATTAAGAATAGTAGTACTGAAATTAGCATCGTCTCCTAAAGCAGCTGCTAATTCATTTAGCGTGTTTAAAGCATCTGGAGCAGAATCAACAATAGCTGCAATTTTAGTATCTACGTGTGTATTAGTGGTAAACGTGCTATTAGCATAGCTTCCGAACGCATCAGACCTAGAAGTGATAGAAGCGACATTATCTTGTACAACGTCAATATTAGCGTTTAAACGTGTGTAAGTTATAAAGTCGTTAGCAGCGCTATCAGGTAAAGCAGAGACGTTATCCTGAACAACGTTAATATTAGCATTGAGTCTAGTATACGTACTAAAGTCGTTAGATAACGCTAAAAAGTAAGTAGCACTAACATTAGCTTTAGTATCTAAATTAGTGTTGGCATAGCTGCCAAACGCATCAGATCTAGAAGTAATAGAAGCTACGTTATCTTGTACAACGTCAATATTAGCATTGAGTCTAGTATACGTTACAAAGTCGTTAGCAGCACTATCAGGTAAAGCAGAGACATTATCCTGAACAACGTCAATATTAGCGTTTAAACGTGTGTAAGTTACAAAGTCGTTAGCAGCACTATCAGGTAAAGCAGAGACATTATCTTGTACAACGTCAATATTAGCGTTTAAGCGTGTGTAAGTGATAAAATCGTTAGCAGCGCTATCAGGTAAAGCAGCTACATTGTCCTGAACAAGATCAATATTAGCAGTAAGCTGAACCACATTACTTTGTAAAACTAACACGTTTGCAAGCTGCGTAGTATCAATTGCGGCAGCTAAATTTGCAAAAGTAATTTTCTTAGTTTCGTTTTCAGTAATATCATCAACGACAAATACGTCCTCGTCTGCAACATCGGCAGACGCTAAACTAGTTAGTGCTGTAATTGTTGTATTTGCCATTGTTTACTCCGTAAGCTCGATTGCTAAACCTGATTGAGTCACAAGTACGTCTCCAGAAAGAGTACTGAGTGTTTTTATATTTCTATTTTTAAGTATATATAGCCCAGACTGTGTAAGTATAGCATCGCCATTTAGAGTTAGCAACACCTGATTTTCTATAAAATCTTCTTCTACTGCGCTAAGGGCCCCGACTCCTAAACGAAGAACAAGGCGAAGCATTAGCGTCTCTCGCTAATGTACAGCGTTCCAGAAGATATACCAACAATAGATATATATTTGTCTAAAGTAGAAGCGTCATTTTCAGATCCTAATGACACATCAATAAAGGTAGAAGCGGGGATATAGTGAGAATTACTAGTATTTGCTTCTATACCAGAGTCGCCTATTTCAAAAAATCCAGCGGCAGTAGAATAAAGAGAGACAACTCGCACTGCCGCAGAAATCTGCGGAGAAGTATTTGCCGAAGTAGTAAAAGGAACTTTATAGCCGCCATGTTTACGGTATCCTAGTACTGGAATCGGGGCATTACCATCATCGCGAGGTTGTTTACTCATTCCATTAAATCTTTCATCAACTTATCATAGTTGTTAATTTGAACTGCTACTGCGGGACCAGTACGTTTAGGTTTTGTACTTTCTTCAATTTCTTGAAGGTGCTTCATCCAGTCTAGTAAATCTTTTTTAGAGTAGATGCCTGTTTCTACTGCTTCTTCAAGCTTTTGGTCAATAACACGATTAATTAAATTAATTCGTTTTACTCGGTTTAAATAACCTTGAGTAGCAAATACAGAATCTACATATGCTTTAACTTCGCGCTGCTCTAAAACAGAGGTTACGCGATCTGATGTTAAATCATATTCGTCAGAAATTGTCTCAATTGATTTTCCACTTAGATAATCGTTCGCGATAGCAAGCATAACAGGGTCTAGCGGAGGTGACTCAAGAGTGCGGTTTAGCGCATCTACCGTTGTTAAAATTTTTTCCATTTATATCTCCACATCATAGGTTAATTGAACTGACAAATCGACAACGCCATAGGGAGAAAAAAGCCCTTCATCTGTGCGAAAAGATAATACGCGGCAATCTTCTACGCCAAAGTTACGATATCTTCCAGCAAAATTATCAACAATCGTTTCAATGTCTGCGCCTAGAGTTTCAGCGCTACCAACTTCGTTCTCGTCATATACATATCCACGAACATCAATTTGAAGCCCGGCTAGCTTGCGCCCAGCTCCACGATGAAGTCGAGACTCTCCTCTTGACAAAAAACAAATTGTCGGAAAGTCGTTTATTTCTTCTAAATATCGAAATTGTCGAAAAACGTTTCCTTCAATAACAGTATCTATCGTAGATAGATCGCTCTGTAGCGCTTCAACAATTTGTGTTCGTCTAGTAGCCATACTTTTACTTTACTCTATCTACATAATTTTTTCCAAAAATAAATTGTGCAATTTCTGCAATGGAGGAGCTATTTTTAGCGAGGTGCTCAAACTCTTTAGATACTGTCCGTTGTTTTGCATACCATCTAATAATTTCTCGCTGAATACGAGGTGTGTCGATGATAATAAAGTTTTGTTCAAACCACTCCTCCCACTCTTCAACGCTCGGTAAAAAATCATTAATTGACGGATAGTAGTATGCATTTACCGGTTGATAATTAGGATGAACAGGACAGTGTAAATCTAAACATTGCAAACCTTTTTCATCAATTGGAATGCCTTGCTTGTCATAAGCAACAGGAGGTAATCCTGAATAATAGTAGTTTCCTGAGTCATCTTCAATAGATGCCCAAGTAAGGGGTCCGTAACGAAACATTTGTGTACTCTCTTTTTTTAAAAACGTTAGATCATCATTTATCCCTGCAGGACGAGATCGTAATCCAGTAGGTGGATAATTACCAATTTTACGTTTATGCTTTGCATAATCGCCATCACCTAAATATGTTAAATATTGTCTTGTATGTGTCTTATACTGCTCAATAGTTGACACTCTTCGCTCTTCGAGCGACGAACAGGACCAACGCTGCCACAAAAGACTATCAAAAAAATGATAATGAACTTGTTTAAACGTTTCACCTTTCTGAAAAGGCATTTGCCCACGAAACCACGCAGATTGATATTTAAAATTAAAATTATACCACCAAAAAAAGTCATATACATACAGTAAAGGTACAGGAGATGTTGTAGTTATAACATCAAACCAGTATTGTGCCCACTGCGGAGATAAACCTTTTTGCTCAAAGAAATGCATAGCATATGTTACATCATTGAGTAGTTTATCAGGTAACTGGTAAAACAGATCAGATCCAAACATTTGATCGCCTAACTCACCAGTAACTACAGGAAGGTCAGTATTCATCGAATTAGCGCTCAACAGCGTTATATCAGACTGAAGCAATCGTTTATATAATGTAGGGTGCTCGGTTTTGCTACAATCATTCAAATAAACTTCAAAGTCTAAATTGTGGTGAAGGCATAGCTGTAAAACTAATGTAGAATCTAATCCACCACTCCAGGCAATTCTAAATGGTTGAAGAGAGCGAAGTTTATTAATACTATCTAAACAACAATCCTCAAAGGTAGCATCAGTCGGAGTAGAATCTAAAGTACAATATACTTTAGCTTGATTTGGAAAATCACAGTACTTTAGCGTTCTGTCTACTAAAAATACTTCTGTTGGGATTATCTTATAAATAGAATACCAATCATCTATTCTTGTAGTATATTTATAGTACACTTATTCTGCCTGTAATTGACTGTTTTATTGATTCATAAATGTCTTTTACTTCTGAGGTAGATTTACCATTATTTAATTTATCTCTCCCAGCGGTATACCTACAAAATAGATCCCAAGCATTTTCTTGTGATGTAGCATAAAGCAGATCACATTCTTTTTTTGCTTCTAACTCTGATATTTGATGAGCCTCTGCATATTTTTCATACATACGGTCTGTTAATCCTATAGGTATAAAAGTATCAAAAAATAAAGGAACTCTGGAATAGAACAAAGTTCTACAGATATTGATCCACTCATAGTGGGTTTGTATAAGTGTATCAAATAAATTATTTGGGCTCTGCTCTACAAATACATGCTCGTTTTCTATTCGTATTGTTAATTCGTTTGGAATTTTTAAAGCGAATGCTTTAACAGCTTCTAGGTATATATCTGGATAGGTAGCTTTGTAATTGTAACTTTGTAATGCATCAATTATAATCATTATATAGTCTCATTTGTACTCTAACTTGTTCTTTAGAATATACATACCCCCCATAAAAAGTAAATAAAGATAGTAATATGTATAAAATATATTTCATAAATAAAAGTATACTCTTCCTTTTAAAGGATGTCAAGTTTTCTCCCCAAATTTCCAAAAAATCCCTTGTAGAGGCTCTGTGGGTGTCCCCCGCCGATAGGCGGGAAGTCAAGTCCTAATAACCGCCCTATGCGCAAAATACAGCGACTGGAACAAAACGTGAACAAAAAAAAATTAAAAAAACTTCGAAAAAACTTTAAAAAAAAATCGTTATATATCAATCACTTAGCAATAAAAAAAGCAGAAAAAAAGCGGCGAATAACGCAATAAAATCAAGCACTTACAGCCGAACCCACTTGACATATGAGACAAGCGGCGATATTATATCATCATTGAACAACACGGAGTTAAGCACATGAGCCAAGCACGCACAGTTTCCAACGGACGGGATTTCACAGCCTCGATCAAACGCGCCGTTATCGGCGGCGGCGTCTTCTGCGTTTGCTGCAAGCGCGAGCGGGCAACGCAAGTTGACCATATCCACGCGCTGCAATTCGGCGGTTCCAGCGATATCGACAATGCCACGGCGCTTTGCGGGCGCTGCCATTTCGAGAAAACCCGCGCGGAAGCGAACGCCGACACGGCGCAGCAAGTTGAGCGCATCGTTCGCAAGTTTCAAAAGCTCACCTTCACGGCAGGCGGCAAGCGTCGCGCTATCAAGCCGAATCGCGATAGCGAGGCTGCACAATGGGCGCGCAAGATCTCGCGGGCCAAGCGCCAAGGCAACCACAAGCTGGCGGCGAAGCTCCGCCGGGACGCGAAGGCGGCGGCCTGACGGTCCCGCCTCCGCCTCCGCCCCTTGACACCGTGTTATAAATCGAATATAGTTAGTTATCGAACGAAGTTAGGAAACGAAATGAAAACCAAGACCTTCAAGTTAAACTATGAACTTCCCAGCGGCGAAACCCGTTATCAGTTCATTGCTTCGCATAGTGCGGAATCAGCCAAGTCGGTTTGGACTTATACCGTAGCAGATTGCTACAAGGTTATTTCAATTGAGGAGATCAGCCGATGAGAATCGCAGCTTTCATAGGGTTTTTTATTGCGTGTGTACTGTTTTTTATGTCGATTGCGCATGTAATGACCGCCGGGGCTCTATGGGGTTGGGTTGTGATGGATATCACATGGCTAACAGTCCTCCCCATGAGTGCAATTTTCTTTCTAGTTCACATGTGTAAGGAGTAAGAAAGATGACTTTAAGTACTTGGAACGATGTTGAGCCTGTGCGTACCTTTTTAGGTGTTCCTGTAATTGATCGGGAAGCGAGGTCTCGTGCACGAGCTGAAGCACAAGAACGTGCAAACTGGCTAAAAGAATATTACAATACGCGTACGAAAAACGAAGGTGGGGGTCTTTGGACTTATGCTTGGGGTCTTAAGGGGCATTCTACAAAAATCGGGTGCACAAGCGGAAACCCATATAAAAGAGCAAAGCTTACTGTGTACCAAGAAACGTATAGCCATAAGGATTTTGATATTGTGGCTTTTAATGTGGCTAATAAGCCGATAAATCACGGAACCTTAGAATACTTTGCGCACTATCTCGCAGCGTTAATGTATGGCCACGATGATTTTGTTAGGCTTACTGGAAGATATAATGGCTGTATAATGCGCAGCGGAAAAACCGAGGTTTTTAAATGTAGCGTAGAAGAAGCGAGCGACGTAATCTTTAAATGCCTTCGGATGACAGACGAACAGCGAAAAAATATGCTTTGCGTGGATAGCAAAGAAGCTTTAGAAAAATTTATAGCATCGCTATAAAAGGAGGGCGTACTGAGAATGATAATTATTATCATTCTCAACGCGCCAGCTGGAACAAAACGTGAACAAACCAGAACGTGAATTGGAACAAAACGTGAACAAAAATTGTGCGTAAGTCTGTACAACAAGGGCGAAAAGGCATGCAATTACAAGCACTTAGTGCCCACGGCCCTTATGGGCCTCCCGCGCTAAGTCATTGAAATCATTGAATAAATCAGAACACTTTTTTACCAAAAAACGCATTTTTTCTCTTGCATCCTGTCGGGCTTTCCCGTATACTCTTAACCATGATGAAGATATGGAAATGGATGACTGGCGGGCTGGTAGGCAGCTCTAGCGCACATGCGACTGAACATGCCTTTCCGAAGGAGAAATCTATCATGGCTAAGAAAGCACCGAACTACACTTCCGAAATGACTGTCAAAATCGTTTCCGACTATGAGGCGGGCACGCCTATCGAAGACATTGCCGACTCAATCGGCAAGTCGGTTCGCTCGGTTCGCGCTAAGCTGGTCCGTGAAGGCGTATACGTCGCCGCGGAAAAGCCGCAAGGCGCGAAGCGTGACAATGGCCCGACCAAGAAGGAGTTGTTCGCGGAATTGCGGAAGGCTCTGCCGGATGTGCCAGAAGGCGCGTTCGCAATGTCGAAGGAGGCGATGGTTTACTTTATCGCTAAGGTTGCATAGCCTTCTGGCCGCATATTGGCCGATCTAAAACGTCCCGCTAAGGCGGGGCGTTTTTTATTTGTCAAGAATAAACTGCACCGAAAAAACAAGCAATTACAAGGGGTTAGGTCAGGAGGCCCCTATGGGCCCCCCGCGCTAAGTGTTTGATTCTATTGGGTTTTTCGCTGCACTTTTTTTCAAAAAAATGCATTTGGGGGGTTTACATCTGCGGCTGGCGGGCGTATACTCCTAACCATGATAAAACGACTTGCAGAAATCGGAGGCTGGATCGGGATGGTTCTCATACATGGGGCCACTATTCCGACCAGCGTTTCCGTTATCATGGGGTGGTCTAGTGATTTGCCTCCCCTTGATATGGTCTTGCTGATTTGGTCTGGCTTGTTCCTGTTTTTCTTACGGGCGCTAGCTCGGATCGATTGGCTCTATTTAGTTTCCAACGCGGTTGGATTTTTCTTGCAATCTGTTTTGCTTGCAATTATACTCCACCAATAATCACAAGGGAAAATTCTGATGTCCAAACCTACTCTTTTCGTCGTCCTCGATATCGAAACCACGCTTCGCAAGCGTATTGCGTTCGATGTAGCCTGGACGATTACCGACCGTAAGGGCGGCGACTTCGGGTCGGGGTCGTATGTTATCCGCGAAGCGTTCGCGGTCGACGTTCCGTTCTTCAAGGAAAAACTCGGTCACTACTTCGATGATACTTTCGCTCGCGTCATCACGCCAGCGACTATTGAGGAAGTGCGCGACACGTTCAACGCACAAATCAACGCACTCGCCGATGAGGGGCATCGCGTCATTCTGTCGGCGTACAATGCGGCTTTTGATTTCACATGGTTGCCGCACACGTTGCGCGTTATCACTGGCGACGAACAAGCGCGGTTTCTTGACCGTCCGTTCGATCTGCTTGATATCTGGGCTTATTGGGGTCAGTCGGTTCCGCTGACTTACACGGCACCAAAAACCGCAAGCGGAAAATTTTTGTCCACGTCGGCAGAATCCGCTTTCCGGTTTGAAAACCAAGAGCCTGATTTTGTCGAGCGTCACATTGCTTGGCATGACGTTCAAATTGAGAAACAAATCTTGCTTCGCGCTTTGGGTCGTCGCAAGGCACTCAACACGGTTCGCAAACCGTCGCAATTGCGCGGCAATGTCTGGCGCGATATCAACCAGCGGCTAGGAATAGCCGCTTAACTCTGGAGGGTTTAACATGACCACAAAAACAAATCTCGTACCGTTCAAGATCCGGACCCGCAAGGGCTGGATCTGGATTGAAAATTCCGAAACCGGCACGAAAGGTCCGAAACTTGAGGCAACCAACCAAACGCGCAAGTCAATGCGACAAAGGGTCGCACGTCTCAATTCCGAAATCGGACTGTCCCGTCTCGGGATTTGAAGAGGGGGCTTCGGCCCCCTTTTTTTGCCTTGTCAAGAAAAATATGCACGGAAAAAGCTAACAAAATCAAAGGGTTACGGCGGGAGGCCCCTTGGGGCGTCCCCTGCTAAGTGACTGAAACTAAAGCACAATTCGCTGCACTTTTTTCTTGATTTATGCATCTGCATCCCGTATAGTCTCACCATGACAAACACAAGGAAAAACGAAATGATGATTGACCCTAAAATTTACACCGCTGGCAAAACATGGGCGGCTCACTGGTTCCGTCCGTTGAAAGATCAATTCAATATCAACGCCCGCTGGATTGATATACAGGACATTCTCGAAGACGAAAACGATTCGGTTCCTGATGAAATCCATGCGGATGAAAATTACAAGCGGCAGATTTGGGACGAAGGCTGTAAAGTCGATTGCATGACTTGCGATATGATGATTATGGCTTGCCATCCCGATGACGGTAACATGCATTCGGGTTCGCTTGTCGAACTTGGACATGTTACCTCAAACAATCGTCCGGTCTACATTCTCGGCACTTGCGAAAGCGTCGAGCCTGTCGGCAACTCAGATCGGGCATGGCGTTCGCAAGCTTGCGTTCACTGGTTCCCAGAGGTCGACGTTAAAAATCCGCTCGCACTTGAAATGGCGTTCCTACATTGTGTCGGCCACTATCGCGAAAACTATGCCTCTCAATTCATCGCCCGTCGAATTGCTCGGAGTAAAGTTGCATGAAGGAAAAACTAAAAATATGCTTGCCTTGGCTTGTCAAGGCTTATCTGGTTTATTCCGTAATTTTAGACGCTTGCGTGATCGGAGGAATTGCTTGGCTCATAATTAAATAGCCCCAAAAAGCCTTAAGTTTCAAGCACTTACGGCGGGAGGCCCTGAAGGGCCCCGGGCGCTAAGCAACTGATATTTAACGGTTTTTCGGGGCGTTTGCACGATGCGAATCAGATTCATTCGCGTTTGTACGCGTACACCACTTGAAGTCGTGCAGAGCTGGTGCTCTGCACCAGTAGAAAGTAGATTTTAAATTGGTATTGCGCTTGCGCCAGTATAAAGTCGAAAAGTGACCGTGTCAAGTCTTATTTTACTTTCACAACTACGTTTTTACAAACTAAAGTCACAAATTTCAAAGACAAAAACTGCATTTACAAGTAAAAAACTCCTTGCTATCTGCTAAAAGATTTGGTACTATACATCATCAACAGAGAGGAGGCCAACATGGCTCAGAAAGTAAACTACACTTCCGAAATGACCACCCAAATCGTGGACTCATACACCGCAGGCATGGATATTGCCGAAATTGCTGACAGTATTGGCAAAACGGTACGTTCTGTCCGGTCGAAGCTCGTCCGTGAGGGTGTTTACGTGGCACAGCCTAAGAAAGTGAGTCGCAAGGTCGAAGGTCCGACGAAGAAGGAACTTCTTCGGGAGATTGAGTCGACCGGCTTCGAGGTCACCGGCCTTGAAGGTGCGACTAAGGAAGCTCTTGCTCGTATTCTGAGCGTGCTTCCGGTGGGTGTCCAGACCCACTAATCCTCAATCAAGAGGAGAAGATAGCCCCAGGAGCAATTCTGGGGCTATTTTTTTGCCTAAAATCCATCAATGATATCAATCATTTAGCCCAGGAGGCCCTGTGGGGCCTCGGGCTCTAAGCAATTGATAAATAACAGCTTTTCGGGACGATTCTAGCATCAATAGACACATTAAAATGCGCGTTGCGCCAGTATAAAGTCGATTTTCGAAGTTGGCAAGCTCAAAATGAATGTTAAAGGTACCATTTGACCAATAAAGTCTCTGTTTGTGGCGCGATGCGCCAGTAGAAAGTAGATTTTAAACTGATAATGGTTATTTAGTAGTAAAATAACACTAAAAATGACATTAAAGTCGTGCTTTGCGCCAGTAGCAAGTCGAAAATTGACTGATAATGGTCCAGTGGTAGTAAAATTATGACTAAATCAGTCGTAAGTCCCCTAAAAATGTACTCGTTCGACGACATTTATCAAATGTACGCGTTCGGCGACAAAATTTTAAGCCAAAAAAGGCTAGACCCCGTGCCCACCCTGGTATTTTAGCATA